CATCTTCTGCGCCCGATGATCCTGATCCCGCCCGGTCCGAAGCTGAGTGTTTTGGTCTCGCCGGCGACATGAATGCTGCATTCGCCGGTTGTTTCGTCGGCCGTCACGATCTCGCCCGGGACATCGGTGTAATTATCGGTTCGCACAATCTTCCAGCGGCGCTTGTCTTCGCTGCTGTGCCACGATTCGAGCTTCACAGACGTCTCTCCTTCATTGAATGCCTCAACAGATGCTCCGCTGCGTCAATGGGATCCGACGAGCGTCCAAGCGAGGTTGGCCAATGTTGCGTCTGCCGACGCCGGGGCGACGATGGTCAAGATGTCGCCGGCCAAATAGGTCGTCGCCAAAGTCATCGTAAAGGTCGCTGCCAGCGCTCCCGCAGCAAAGACCATGGTCCCCGCCGCCATGCCGTTCTTGCGGATGCTGTAGGTCGCGGTTGCGGTCGCGGTGACACCCGCCATCCCTTGGCTGCCAGTCAGCCCCGCGGGAAAGGTCACGGTGTCGGCGAAAACGTAACGCTGGATAACAAGGCTCGCGGTCGGGGAACCGGTGTAGGAGCCACTTACGGTGGTCGTTACCGACGCCCTGCCGGAGCCCGTGACAGTGTAGGTATAGGCCGGTACCGATGCGAGACTCTGGGCTCCGCCGCCAACGAGGTTGGCGGAGGGAAATTTCAGATAGATGGTCTGCCCGACTAGGGTCGAGGGGTATGGAAATCGACCGATCGCGTGATCGAGCCGGGCAAATTGCGTGCCCGCCGCGTGGCTGCCGATCGCACTGCCGTAGGCACCGCGATAAAGCCCCGTTAGGGCGTAATGGTAGGTCGTCGTCAGGGTCGCCGTCTGAAAGGCGAGAAGCTCGCCGCCGACATAACACAAGGTAGCGAAGTTCGCCGCGTCGGCGGCCGAAACCGACAGCAATTGGCCGTGGCTCTGCGTCAAGTCGACCGCGAGGGTGTTGGTCGTATCCGGCTCGCTGCCGCCATAACCGGGTAAGGCGGCGCTGAGCGTGCCTTGCGTCGCTGGACCCGGGATCGTTCCGGCGTAGGCGTAGGAGCTCCCGTCGCTGGAGATCCAGACCTGCGCGCCGCCCCAGTTGGCGCCACCGGACAGGGCTACCCAGATCTCAAGATCCCCGGACAACAATGCCGCCGGCGGCTCGAAGATCAGCGGCGCATTCGCGTCGCCAGGGCTTGCATTCCAATTCGCCACATAGCCGCCACCGCTCTGCTTGCCAAAGAGAACGGCACTCGAGTAGCCGCCAAAGAAATCTTCGGCGGTAATCGTTAGCGTGCCTTCCTCATCCTCCTCGACGGCGGTGATCCGCACCGTCAGCGCCGCGACACCGAGCCGCGAATCGCTAATCTGGACCAGATCCATGGGCTCGAGCAGGCAATATTTCCAACCCAGTTTGAAGCTATAGGTGTTGCGAAACAGTAGCGCGCGCTGAAGCACCAGTTGCGCCACTACCGCGCCCGTCAGGTATGGGTCGACGATCATCTCAGCTTTGAGTGAAGTGTCGCGCCGGATGCCGTAGAGGTCGACGGCCGCCTGATCGAAGCTCTCGACGATGTGCGAGTTGTAGCTGTTGCCTCGGTCCTTGCACTGTAGCTGAATGTAGTTGTTGGCGTCCGCGGGCGTCGACCGCACGATATGCAGCGGATCGTCGCTAAAGCCGCCGGTGATCGGCGCTGCACCTGAACGGAGCGCCGGACCGCCAGGGCTGACGCGCCTATTCCCGCCGACACTCGACTCCTGAACGATGTAGTCATTGTCGTCGAGGCTGTAGATCGGCGTCGTATCGGGCGTGTAGGTAAAGGGGCCAGCCGTACTGCCTAACGCGATTGTTATTCCGCCCGACGAGCCGGCGGCAAACACGGTCGCCTGCGCGGTTGCGTTGCGCATCGCGATCATCAGGCCGCCGGGGATCACCCCAGCCCAAACGCCAAACGCCGTCAACTCGGCAGTGCCGAGGATTGCCTGGACCATTCCAGCGCCGACGGCCGCATGGGTCTGTTCTTGGCCCGTCGTAGTGTAGCTGACTGTGATCGGTGACCCACCAAGCTCCGGATGGCTGAAGTCAAGGCTAACAATATCGCCGCCGGCCGTAGCGACCGCTCCGCCAAGCGTCACCAGCTGGTATGTTGCAGTCAGTGCCTGGTCACCGTACGGGATGATCTTCAGAAGATCGCCCGACCAAACGATCGCGCTGTTGCTGAGATTGGCAATCTCGGCCAGGCACTGTTGTGCTGTTTGCTGCGTATCGACCATTGGCGACACAAAAATGCCTGCGGCAGAGCAATAGCTTTGATAGGAAGTCACGTCGAGGGAGGTCACCGCCGGATCGAGATTGGCATTCGGAAAGCCGGCGCCGTAGCGTGCGTTGGTCAGAAAGTCGGCGACTACGGCTGCCGGGTTAGCGTCATAGCCGTTGGCGCCAGACATCGTCTCGATACCTTCGACTTCTACCGAAAAATTCGGGAGAGTCGCAGTGTAACCAAGTTGGTAGTTATTGCAGGTGAAGTTCGCAGTCCCGGAATAGCTCAGCGCTTTTGTGGGATGATTGCTCACCCAAAACGGATCGGCGGCCTGACTGTCTTCACCAAGGTTGATGGTCGAGAGACCAGTCAATGCCGACAGTGTGGTGATGTTCTTATCCCACCATACGATTCCCATGCCAGCGATCGGACCCTGGCACATCCCCATAATGAACGAAGCCGAATATGTGTATTGTTGACCACCGCCCTTGCCGCCACCGCCGCCCTTGCCTTTTCCTCCTGTTTTCGACGACGGCGTTGCCGTAAAGTCGTCATAGTCGAGGAGATTGCCTGTCATCCGCGTCGTACCGTACACGAGCGGGATAACGCCGCCTTGTTGCGATGTCTGGAATTGGAGCGATCCGACCGCTTTTGGCTGCTTGGCATTTGAGCCGCCGCCAAGAATGCCGCCCATGCGTGGCCCTATCCTGTTGCCGCAAACGGATCGAAGATCCGGACCGGACGCCGAGCAAGTTGGCCTTGCGTCGTGTCGGCATACACAACTCCGGCGTTGTGCCAAGCATGGATCACCTGCGGCCAGCTGATTATGATGGCGCCATGAGCAAAACACCGCCCGAACTTGAAAATAGCAACATCGCCCGGCTGCGGCAGCGGATTATCGCCGCCATAGGGAAGCTCCCGAGCGAAGCGCGTGACGCCTTCCAAATAGCGTTCCGTGTCGCGGTGCAAATTCCAATCCGGCGGATAAAACGGCACCTCTACATGCGGAATAACGCCAGCCTTTTCATAGACCTCGGCGAGCAAGGTCAGGCAGTCTGCACCGGCGCCTTTGACGCGCGCCATGTGATGATAAGGTGTTCGGAGCCACGCTCGCGCTTCCTCGATAACCGCAAACCGCCGAGCATCATTGGCGCCGACCGTGGTCTGCGGCCGGACGAGCGCGGAAGTCAAACCGCCGTCTCCGGCGTCGGAATAAACGGAAAGCCGCCGAAATTTGCCGCATTGTTGAAAACATTCGTGCAAGTCGCCAGCGTGCGATCGCAACCGGGCAACAGATGGAATTGATCGCCGATTGTTACTGCGAAGAGAAAGGCGAGCGTGACCGTGACAGTCGTACCGCTGCCAAAGGCGACGATGGTGCGACTGAGACCCGCATTCAACCCAGTAACACCGGTAATTGTTCCAAGAGCGAACGGCCTCGCTGAGCTCGGCGCATTGGTGATTACCGTCTGCGTCGAGCCGATACCGGCTGAGAACGTGATGGAAAGGCTTTCTCGGTCAAACTGACACATCGACCCGCCAAAAACGTGCGTACACGAAGCCTGCCACAGTCGCCGCGGCATCTGGATATTGAGGAGCTCGAGATGCGATCGGCACTTCATTTCGATGCCACCGCGGCTGCAATCGATGTCTGATATGCGCCCCGCGAAGAGCACAACGGTTCCTGGACTGGTATCGCCGTAAGTTGGCATAAAGGCTCGTTCGAGCTGCAGCAGCGCGCCGTCGAGCTGGCCCTGCCAAGCTGCTTCCATGAACGGCAAATCGCCAATCAAATCAGTCGGCTCCGGATAGACCCTGACCTCCAGCTCGTCCACCTGAGTGCCGATAACCACCTTCGTCCGCGAACGCTCGAATTTCGGGCCCAGCACGAAAGTGTGACCATTGGCCGAAACCGCCGAGGGCGCTGCCGAGTAGCGCAGAACCGTCCCACCAACCAGAATAAATGTGTATAGGTCGGCCATGATAAACTGCTCACTGTCGGCGAGCAGGGCGACCAGCGCCGCTGAAGCAGGTTTCATCTGAGCTTGCCCGAACCCGAGAGGCAGGCGGGGTTTCCCCCCCACCACCAGCCGCCTAGGGCGGTTATCACGATCGTACCGAAATGAAGGTGAGCTTTTTCAGTTGCCATAGATGAAACATGAAATTCTCGAAAGAATAGCTGTCATCGATGAACCGGCAACGGAAGTAGTAGCTATAATCCGTGGTGATGATCAGACCGCTACGCGGCGCAATGTTAAAGGTCACGAGCCCCGTCATTGAATCGACGCTGTAGCCTGCCGGGTCCTGGACGATACCGTTAAAGTAGATTGCGCTGACGACATTTGGCGCTACGATTGGCTCAAGAAAACCGCCGCCCGGCAACGTCTTGCCAATCGTCCGCTGCAGTTGAAAGACTGTCCTAAGGGTGTCACCAGTGCCGATATGCTGCCCGGCAGCCCGATCATCACTGGGATCCTGAAACAAGAACGTGCCGAAGGCGCCCTGGCAAAGCATAAAGAACCCCATCAGAGTTCGCAGCTCGTCAAAACCTTCCGCCGGGTTATCACGCAGAAAATCGAAAACCAGCGTAAATTGCCACAATGGGTATGGGTAATCGAGGGCCCGCAATTCTCGTCCCGACGCCGCTCGCTGGATTCGGGTTTGAAAAGTGGGGGACTTGGTAACGCTCCACGCGAGCCCGGGTAAGGCGGGGAAGATCAACGCCATTAAACTGTCCGCAGTAACGAGCCATTGCGAGTTGCTCTATTGAGCGCGGAGACCAGCAAGTTTCCATTGCTGTGGAAGAAGCGCTTGACGTCTTGGCTGTCGATAGCAGAGATGTTGACGACAACAGAGCCACCGCCTCCCACCCCGTTGCCGTTGGCGACCGATGGACCGGCCAGGATTGCCTGCAGCCCTTGCG